AAATTTCGTTTTTATTTTTGGTGGGGTAGCAAAAATAAATTTTAAATCTCTTATATAACCTATCTCTTCTTGGTTGTCACTATCCCAACTGTAACCCGCCATCAAAGTGTAAGCATACTTTTGAGCTGCTATTGTTAATGTTTTTTGTTGCCACTTTCCTGAAGCATCGTCAAACCTAACCTCATCTTTAAAACCGTTTGCTAAGCTTTTCTTAACATTAGCATCTGAACTAGAGCCATATGCAGTTTCACCAGTGTAATAACATTGATACCTGCCTAAAGCAGCGTTAGTATGAGGTTTTACGGTTAAATAAGGATAGCTCCAACTACCACTTCCTTGACCTTTAAACTCACCTTTTACTATAACAGATGTGTTGGCTGGTACATGCAAAATTTCTTGTCCTGCTAAATAGTATTCTCCTTGTAAGTTTAAAACACTCCATATATTACCACCATCTTTATTGTATTTCAAATTATAAGCATTTTCAACTACACCATTTAATCCTTCTTCAAAACACCAATCTTGAAGCTGTGACATCATCCAGTGACCACCACCTCTATAAGTTTGAGCCCTACTATCACCACCACCACCAGCAAAATAAATATTAGAATTAACAACACCAAATGTGTCTGTATAACCAGCATATACATCTGGAACCTGTTTGAACCAAGAGTTTTGTATATATGAATCTTGAAACACGGCATCTCCTCCGCCAACACCGATATATGGAAAATATCTAAACCCATCTATGTGAAATCTTCTAAAATGGCAGTTCGGTGCTTGGTAATACATGTAAATGGGTCTGTTCTCATGATTTAATAATATCATATTATGAACTGGGTTCATCTCTCTATTGTGATGAGTCATAAATCCATAATCATCAGATCTAGTAAAATAACAATAAGCCCATTCATTATATGGCTCGTACATACCATCGTTATAAAGGCTAGAGTACGAATTACGAGTACCGTAGTTGTTAACAAATTGAATATCATGATGTGTAGACCACTGGAAGAAACCCCTATCTCCAGAGTTAACAGATATACAGTTTCTATGCATAAAAGTGTGTGTATGTCTCGTGTTCATACCACCATAAGCACCATTAGGAACTGGTGAGTTATATACCACGCAGTTTTCATACTTACTTTGATAATCATATCTAGAGTCTGTGGTATATGAACTATCTAGATATCTACTATTATAACCAGCTACAAAAACTTGCGCTCTATAAAAAGTATTATTGGTGTTACCACCCATACCATTCCATACTACATCTTTCAAACCTATTTCTCTAGTACTGGCTCGACTGTAGTCAGTATAATACTCTACGTAGCAAAATGCCCTTACATCGCTATCTACAGCTTTAATCTCAATTGATCTATTTAATCTTTGTACTAAGCTACCAACCTTTCTGACGTTTGCTATAGCTGGACTAACTGTTAAAGTGTTTCCGCTCTTAGCTGTAACAGAATACTCGCTATTATAATCCCAATTAGTGTCAACATCGTTGTTAACGTCAATATTTATAGTGTCTCCAACACTTATATCTGTTGCATCACTAATAGTTACAGTAGTATCATCAACAGCTGCTGCACTCGTAAGTACAGCGGCGTTTTTCCTAACCGCACTTCCTGATAAATGCTTTTTATCTAAACCAGTTTCGTATACCTCTGTACCGCTTGATACAGTACCAGATATACTTGAGTTTAAAGTTATAGTATTGCCGCTTATAGCAGTAATAGTTCTGACATTTCTATTACTACCAGTTCCAAAAATAATAATATAACCAACTCTAAAAATATTAGCGTGGTCAACAACTAAAGAGGTTCCACTAGCTGAAGAAACAATCGCTTTAGGACCGACAAATTTCCTTGTATATATTCTATTATTCGCTGTATCAACATCATGAACCCAGCAACCTTCGTCTGCTCTAACTCTTCGATCTTGTTGACCGCCATTATAGATAGCTACCCAATCACCAGTAGCAAAACCTGTTTCATCAACAACCGTTAAATAAGAATCTTCAACACTAGCTTCAGAAGATATTGTTGTAGTTGTTACACTATCATCACCTATAAATTTCCAAGATGAGTAAGTGACATTTTCTATCCATATACCGTGTTGGTCAGCATTATCACCATCAAATTCTAAAAGTATATTGTTGCCTGTTGCAGATAATAAAGCTCCAGAAGAACTACCACCTTCAGTAAAGTCTTGACCAGATACGCCATTACTTTTAGAGTAATCAGTAGACCCGTTACCCTGAACTGTAATCCTACCGTTAATTCTCATTTTGCCATTCGTAGCAAAATGCAAATTACCTCTAACCAATATATCATCAAAACCAGCACTACCAGCTCTTACATCAGAGTTAACAGTAACCTTGTGTCCCTGAGCAATAGTAAAAGTATCTCCATCGGCTGGAGTTGAGCCACCCCAAGTTGATGAACTTGACCAATTACCTGATTGTGTACTAGTTAATGCTGCCATCTTCCTCTTCTATCTGTTGGTATTGAGATACATCTAAAGCTATTTCAAAAGACAGAATATCATCGTCATCAACAATAGTTTTATTGTTAATAACGGCAACTATCTCGTCATCTTTTGTTAAGTTTAGCATACCGTTTGATTTATTATACTGGATTTTTATTATCATTTAATTTATATTATGAAATTGCGGGCATTTTAGTTATAAGAACCAAGTAGTCTTCACTTGACGTTGGAGCAACGCCAAACAAAACATCTATGGCATTATCAGAGTTTCTTTTAACAGTAGTTTGAACAAATTCGTAAGTTGCTCCCGTTCCGTTATCACCATAATCCAATAATTGCGTCATAACGTGTGGAGTTCCAAAGCTGTGTGTCACAGTGAAAGTTGTTGCTGACCCGTCACCTGATATTTTCTTAGTGACCCTCCCACCAATGTCATCGAGAACTTCTGCCGCTGTTCTAGTTCCAAGAGTACCACCATCACTCACAACGAAAGGAGAAGCTGATGCAGAGTTAAGAGCACTAAATTCAACTTCTCCACTAACTGTTAAATCACCTGCAAAAGTTGCATTCTGTGATGAATTTATTGTAAGTGCAGTCGTGCTACCCCCTGTTCTAAGTACAAGCTGATTATCAGTTTGTAACTCAAAACTATCACCGCTATCTACATATTGAATATATGCTTTTTGAGATCCACCTTGTGTAAATTGTAAATATGGACTACCTGTTGCCGCTCCTGCTATAGTTAATATATTTGTAGCTGTTACGTTACCTGCAAAGGTTGCGTTAGTATCTTCTGCTATCGTCAACGCAAGGTCACCTAAATCACCATAATTAGCTCCACTACCAGCATTTGTATCGTGATTATCTACATAAAACTTAATGGCTTTTGGAGCAGAGTGAATAGTATCATTTCCTGGGCCTGCCGACTCTAAAAATATTAATGAATCATCATAAGATGCAGTCCCACTAGTGACCGCGGCCGCTGTCATTTTAAATCCAGCTCCTACAGCTGAAGCCGTATTAACTACATCGTGCTTTACCGATATGAATACTCTACCATCGCAGCTCTGACCATCGTTACTTACATGCAAAGGCTCTGCTGGTTGATTTGCTAAAGCAACAGTGCTTGTTAACCCCACTTCTAATTTATGAGAAGGGCTAGTGGTTCCTATACCAACGTTGCCAGACGAATTAACAGTAAATTTAGCATTAGCCAAATACTCTGGCTGACCACCAGATGGGTCATAACCTACCGACCATCTATCAAAATTGCCAGAATAATTCATTCCACAAAACCACTCTTCTCCAGAATATGTAGTATCTGTGTAAAATGTTCCTATGCCTCTACCCTCATAACCTGCCATTACAGTTTGAACTGCTCTAGCTGGCGATCCAGCCGTATTCGTGGCTGTTAAGAACAAAGAAGTAGTAGTTTGTAAATTATTACCAATTCTTGCTGCATTGCCAGCGACATCAAGGTTGTAAGAAGGGCTAGTTGTTCCTATACCAACGTTGCCTCCTTGTGGATTCAATATTATTGGTTCTGTTCCGTAGTTTGTCCCTCCATTGTCATAAGAACCTTGAATCCACACACCATAACTTCCGTTATTGTACGTACCCATTTGAAGTCTGACTA